TCTCCTGTTCAATAAAGGGCAGTATACAGGTTTGATCGATGACTTCGACACGGACACTCCTGCAACGTATCAGATATTCTTTGCTGGTGCTCAGGCAGGTGCAATTCAGTTCGAAGGATTGATCACGGACTTCCCAATGAGCATCCCGTTGGATGATAAGGTATCCATCAGTGTAACCATTAAGGTTACCGGTGGTATCACGATACCAGACAACGGCCCGTATCTCATTGAGTACGATGCCAACGGTGCTGATAGCGGAGTGGTTCCCGATTCCCAGACCAAGGAACACGGGGTTGCTATAGTGCTTCAGGACAATGATGGGCTACTGGCCTTGGCCAGTAGTACGTTTGTTGGTTGGAATACCGCCGCAGACGGTAGTGGAATCAGCTACACTGAATCAGAATCATTCGCCGCGGATGCCTACACGGTACTCTACGCTGAATGGGTATAGAATGACAAGAGATTGTAAGGAGGAACTACAATGGGACTGTTAACAAGAGAAGGTTTGTTAGCCAAGGAAGAACTGGAAGTACGTAAGGTTGACCTTGGTAAGGGTGATTACGTATTCGTGCGTCAGATGACTGGGCGTGAGCGGGATAGCTTTGAGCGTACGCTGGTTGAGATAGGTGACGTGAAGGATGATGGAACCAAGCCTGAGGTAATTCAGCGTAATGAAGACTTCCGGGCTAAGCTGGCGGCCCATACGGTCTGTGATGATAAGGGCAACCTTATACTCAAGGCCGGGGACTATGAGGTACTCAGCCAGAATATCTCAGCTAAGCGCCTTGAGAAGATTATCACCGTAGCCCAGCAACTGAATAGGATTACTGCTGAGGACAAGGAGAACCTAGTAAAAAACTAGAGGCCCGCCCAGAGCGCCGGTTCTACTTTCGTCTTGCACTAGCTCTGGGCTACCCGCACCCTGATTACCTACTAGGTGATTTGACGGCCGTACAGGTTGCGGAATGGGAGGCCTATAACCGGCTTGAGCCTATTGGAGAATACAGACGCGATTATATGGAGGGACAGATACTTGCCATGATACAGAATATAGCACAGACCGTATATGGCAAGAAAGGAAAGAAAAGTACAACCCAGCCTGAGGACTTCATTCCATGGAACAAGGGGCTATTACCTAGGGTAGATAAAAACAAGGTACAATCCCCTGATGATATAAAGGCAATGTTCATGGATTTGAAGAAGAATATGAGGCAGTTGCGTGGTACGAAAGAACCGATACGCAAGCCCCGCGATACGAAGGAGTAACATATGCCTGACATAGGTACCCTAGAAGCCACATTGGGAGTACGTACTTCACCACTAGACAAAGCCCGCGATGCGTTGAGACGGTTCACGCGCGATGCGGACAAGCAGATGGGACAGGTAGAGGATTCTACCAAGCGTGTTGATACGGCTACCCATAGTCTAAGCGGGGCATTTATAAAGCTAGGCGGCGTGATGGGGGCCGCTCTATCAGTACGCCAAATTGTTAAGTTTGGTGAAGCTGTGGTACAGGAGTTCGGTAGGGTAGAAGATTCAATAGCGGCTGCTGCAACCCTGTTTGGTGGTGTTGACGTAGATACGGCCGCGCTACAGGTCCGTATGTATGAACTATCTAGTGCTACAGGGTTAGCCGCTAACGAAATAGGAGCCTCTTTATACCAAGCCCTATCGGCGGGCATTCCCGTTACAGAGGATATGGGCGCGGCTATGGGGTTTGTAGGTTCAGCGGCTAAGATAGCCAAGGCTGGATTTACGGATATGTCTACTGCGGTTGAAGCTACGGCTAAGACCCTCAACGCATACCGGATGAATGTCAGTGAAGCAGAAAAGATACACTATATATTGTTGACTACACAGAACCGTGGTATCACTACGGTAGATGACTTGGGCCGTAACTTGGCCAAGGTCACTCCTACGGCGGCGGCCTTCGGGGTCGCATTTGAAGAAGTAGGCGCGGCTATATCGGTCATGACGGCCCAAGGTATCCGCACTGAGATGTCCACCACCTACTTGTCTGGTGTTATCTCTGAGCTTGGTAAACAGGGGACCGTAGCAGCCAAGGCACTTGAGGAAGCGGCTACCGCGACTGGTATGGCGGATACCACTATGAAGGATATGGTGGCGTCCGGGATGTCCTTGGGTGAAATCCTCAACGTGATGGCAGACTACGCTGACCGTAGTGGTAAATCAGTTATGGATATGTTTGGCTCCATTGAAGCTGGTAAGGCGGTACTGGCCCTCACCGGTCAAAATGCTAGTAAGTTTGCGGAAATACTGGAGGAGATGTACCTTGAATCTAACCTAGTGGATGAATCCTATGGTACTCTGATGGATACCGTTAATGCCAAGATTGGTGTACTGAGCAACAACTTTGCTATCATGAAGAGTGTAATAGGTGAGATGCTGGCCCCGGCTATTATCTACGTAGCTGAACGCGTTAATGATTGGGTAGTAGCAAACCGTGAATTGCTTCAGCAGAATATTGAAGTATGGGCCGCCCGGCTAGCAGGGGCTGTTGAGTTTATCGCTACCAATATGGACACCATACTATTCCTTGTGAAGGGACTTATCACTATGAAGCTGGCCACTTGGTTTATCGCGGCTACTACTGCGGGCTACGGCTTTGCTACGGCCTTAACCGTAGCAGCAACAGCTGCTAAGACGCTCGGCCGCGTACTTGTATATGGCTTGATTGCGGAAGGCATTGGCATGGTAATAGACGGGGTTAGGGGTATAAATAAGATTGTAGAAAACACCCCCGTCACATGGAAGGATGCCGCGCTAGTAGCCGGTGATAATTTCGTAAATGGATTGATTAATGCCATCAGAGTACTAGGCTACTTGTTACCCAAGATGGTCAATGATATGATAGTGCAACCTATTGCGGCTTCAATAAAGGCTATATTCGAACCTGAGAATCTTAACTTGCTAGGAAAGGGCCAAGGTGCGGAATACCTGTATCAGATAGCTAAGGCCCATTCTGATGCGGCAGCAGAGGTGTGGGCAGGATTCCAGGAAGACTATAATAGAATAGCAAATGAGCGCTTGGTAACAATAGCTGACCAAGATACGCTTAGAAGGTGGAACGCTGGGGTACAGGAATCTATTGCTACTAATGGATGGTCTTATACCCCGCCTGACTTTGATGATGTAGACATACCTAAGGTGGTAGTACCTGAAACACCATATGTAGACTTCGACGACTTATTTGGTGATTTAAAAAACTTAACTGAATCAACTAAGGATTACCTAGGGGACTTGAAAGGACAGTGGCAAAGCTATTCCGATTCAGTTGAACTAGCGGGCCTTGAGGGGTTCGCCCGACAGGAACGTGAGATTGAATTGTGGGCAGAACATCTTACGCAGGAAATAAAGGACGCGGGCAAATGGTCCACTGATATATCTGATTGGATTGATAAGGTGATTGAGAAGCGCCAGGAACTGATTGATATCGAGCGTACTCAGATGGCAACGGCGGCTACGACGGACGCTCAGACCGTTCTCAACTTACTAGCTGATTCAACCAGAGCTATGCGGGAGGGCCCTAAGGCCTACCGTGAATATGAAGCGCAACGGGCTGCAAATGAGGAACTAGCTGAATGGGTCACGCTACTAGAAGAAGCTGGCGTATCCCAGGATTGGATTGATGAATTTACTACAAAGTGGCAATACTGGTCGGAGGCTAATAAGGATGCCCAGACGGCTATGGAACGCTGGGAAGATATAGCTAAGAGCCTAGGCGATACCGTTAGCAACGTATTTGAACAGATGAGTAACCAAATTATTGATAACCTATTGAGCGGTAAGAAAGCGTTTGAAGACTTCGGTGACTTTGCTATGCAGATACTAGCGCAGGTACTTAAGCAATTGGTATTGGTTTCAATAATCAGCCCAATTGGTAGTGGGATAGAAAATTTGATTTCAGGCTGGTTCCCGTCAGCACACGGTAATGCGTTTGACTCACAGCGGAATGTTATACCATTTGCTACCGGCGGCGTAGTAACGCGGCCTACCGTATTCCCATTTGCCAGGGGTACCGGGTTGATGGGGGAGGCCGGCCCGGAAGCAATACTACCACTCAGCCGTATCAACGGGGAACTGGGAGTCAAAGCCGTAGGCGGTGGCGGTAGAAGTTCGGTGATTATAAACGTTAATAATCAAGGCAACCCGCTACAGATGGAAAGCCAGACCCAGCGGGATGGTCCGGACGGTGAGACAATCATAGATATCTCAGTACGTAGTGCACTTGACCGGCTAGATGGACAAGGGGCCCTAGATAGTATGTTCAGCCGGCACGGTTCCAATAGGAAGGGGGTACGGTAATGTTGTATGAGATTGGAGTAAAGCTAGAGATACTGGTAGGCGCTCCTACCCCTACGGCTTCTTGGCCTACGACACTTCCTAGTGAGTTCCTAGCAAGGGGATTCAGCTGGGCTCCAAAAAGTAACGCGGTACGTAGTGACGTAGACCAGGGCCCTGCGTATCAGCGGCCCCGGTATAGTACCAATCGTATTGAATTCACAGCCATGATAATAGTGAATAGTACCCAGTTGAATGCGTTCACTACTTGGTACCTAGATGACCTAGCCGGCGGGGCCCTACCATTTACCCACAACCATCCGTTGACGGGCGATTCGGTAGTAATGAGGTTTGATGTTTCGGAAGAGCCTAAGATACAGGCTGCGAATGTATAAGGGAGGGATAGAATGGCTTTATCACAGCAGGCACTACAGGGTATCCTAGCAAGCGCTACGGATGTAGTATACCTGGAATGCTTGACCATATCCCACACTAATTTACCGGCTACGATACGCCTAGTCAATGATATACAAGACCTAGTGCGTACCGCTGGTACCTTTATTGCGTTTCCGTTCCAGGTGAAGCCCCCTACCCAGTCATCGGACCGGGCCCCCGCACTAGATATTGTAGCGGATATGGTTGACCAGCGTATCATGATTGGGTTACGTGGGCTTGTAGGGGACCGCGAACGGGCTACTGTTACCTATGAAGTAGTAACTCACCAACAACCGAATACGGTGGAATGGGGCCCCGTAGAATTCACACTTGACAATATATCAACCGATGGAATAGCTAAGATAAAGCTACGGGCCTCATTCTCTATTGGGTTACTGAATGATGCGTTCCCAAAGGCCCTATTCTCACCCGGTAATAAGGAGGGTGTATAATGGATTTTACCAAGTACATTGGTATAGCATATCCACCTCCCCATGGTTGTTTAACGTTCGTTTCCCAGTTATTACGTGACGAATACGGACGGCCAGTACCTGATGATATAACAGAACGTGCCGCAGAAGTACTACAACACCGCCTAGCGCCGGTTGAAACCCCGGCTGAGGGTGATGTACTATTGATAAAGGCGAACCAGTGGCATGTAGCACTTGTACTAGCTGGCGGAATGATGATTCACGCGGCCCCGCCTGATGGAACGGTTATGATAGAACGGTATGACGGCCTACAGTGGAAAGCACGCACAAGGGGGTTCTATAGATGGATAAGCTAGCAATGCAACAAATATGGTTCCATACGAATCCACTACGTACTGACCGTCAGCTAGCTGAGGTGCCTGTAGGGCAGACCCTACGCCAGATAGCCGGCCCCGCCCCGATAGAAGCATGGGTTGACGGGGTACGGGTAGATGCTCACTTTATTGAAAATGAGATTGTTCCCAAGGATGCCTATATAGTACTTACACCAGTTCCGCAAGGGGCTGACGTATGGAAGACCGTAGGGGTTATCGGGTTGATTATAGTTGGAATAGTTGCACCATTCGCAATCCCCGCACTCGTAGGGGCTATGGGCGTTGGGGGCTTCTGGGCTACCGTATTGACGGGGGTGATATCAGCTGG